GTAAAGAAGAGAGGCCAATAGAATGACAATGAAAGTAATTACACTCATGCTGACCGCTGTTGTACTGATGGGTTGTCAGACGTTTAACGCTGCTGTAGATGGCGGCCAAGACATCGTAAACAAGACCGTTGCAGCTACCGGCGAAGCAACTGCCGACATCACCCAAGCAATTGGCGGTGACGTAACCAACACCATTACCTACGGCGCTGATGGTGTTGCAGAAGGTATTCGGCAAGCTACGGGCAATACTACAGAAGCTCAGAAGTAAAGAAGACCATGACTGATTGGGAAGAGAATCCCGACAACTACGTCAAGGATGATGACGGCCAGTTTGTCTTAAAGCTAGATGGTACTCCTCGTAAAAAGGGCGGCAGAGTTAAAGGTTCAAAGGGTAGGGGATACACATACCACTCAGAGACTAAAGCTAAGCTCAGCGCCAAGAAGTCCGTTAAGGACAAAGAGAAGAAGCTTAAAGCAGCACAGAGTAAAATAGATAACTACAAGAAGTCTATAAGCAAAACCAAAAAGACTCTTAGCAAGCTCGAAAACGAGAACGCAACAAAGCTCGTAAGCGCCGATGAGCTGGATGACATTCCAACAGCCCTGCAAGCTGAAGCACAAGAGAATGTTATCTTTAAGGCTAACGAAGGCCCACAGGAAGAGTTCCTAGCGGCTGGAGAGACAGATGTGTTGTACGGTGGTGCAGCGGGGGGTGGTAAGTCATACGCCATGCTTATTGACCCCCTTCGTTTTGCACACCGCTCAGCCCATAGAGCAATCATCTTGCGCCGCTCTATGCCAGAATTAAGAGAACTAATCGACAAGAGTCGGGAGCTATACCCAAAAGCATTTCCCGGCGCTAAGTACAAAGAAGTAGAAAAGATGTGGACGTTCCCGAGTGGAGCTAAGATGGAGTTTGGGTTCTTGGAGCGTGATGCGGATGTTTACCGTTATCAGGGTCAGGCATACAGCTTCATTGGCTTTGATGAGATTACACACTTGCCCACGGAATTTGCTTGGAACTACCTTGGTTCACGACTACGAACCACAGACCCCGAGATTGAGGTCTACATGCGTTGTACAGCGAACCCCGGTGGTTCAGGAGCGCATTGGGTGAAGAAGCGGTACATTGACCCCGCTCCCCCTAATGATAGCTTTAGAGGCGCTGATGGCCTCACTAGAAAGTTTATACCCGCTAGGCTACAGGACAATCCTTACCTAGCCAAAGATGGTCGTTACGAAAAGATGTTAGCCTCCCTGCCCCCAACGCAGCGACAGCAACTTCTGGAAGGTAACTGGGATGTTGCAGAAGGCGCAGCGTTTACAGAGTTTAATCCTTTCGACCATGTGATTACGCCCTTTGAGATTCCTATTGGTTGGGAACGCACCAAGGGAATAGATTACGGTTATGCTTCAGAGAGTGCTTGTGTATGGGGTGCAGTTGACCCCTCTGACGGCACACTGATTATATACCGTGAGTTGTACCGCAAAGGCTTGCTAGGCACTGAGCTTGGAAGCATGTTGACAGAGATGGAGTACGAAGACCCCTTCTCCGTCCCCGGAGTGCTCGATACAGCGTGTTGGAGCAAGACGGGTACGACAGGCCCAACAGTCGGCGAAACCCTTCAGAGAGCCGGACACAAGCTCAGAAGAGCAGATAAGAATAGAATACAAGGCAAGATACAAATCCACGAATACTTGAAGTTGCAACAAAGCGGTAGGCCACGAATACAAATATTTAATACATGCCCTAACCTGATACGTGAGCTTCAAAGTATTCCTCTGGATAAGACTAAGCCCGAAGACGTAGATACACACGCATCTGACCACGCATACGATGCACTACGCTACTTGATAATGGGAAGACCCCGTATCAACGATACAATAAATCAGCTTAGACAGTTTAGAAGAGAATCACACTTCACGCCGTCTGACTCAACATTTGGATACTAAAATGAAGAAAGCTAAATACAACAACGGCGGCTTAGTAGCTCGTAAAGATTTCAAAGGCGTTGGCTCTATTGAAGGCAATCTAGGCGGCAACCAAAACTATCGTAGCGGGAGTGTAACAGCATCTGCTAAATTAGGTGACGCTAGAGTAACCGCAAGTAGGTCAATGGACTCGATGGGCAACTCTTCTAAAAACTATAGCGTAGAGAAACAACTGAAGAATAAGTCTTCTGCTGGAGTAAAGCTAGGAAAGAACCCCAAGGTAACTTACTCCAAGAACTTAGGTAAAGGGTTTACACTTAAAGCTGAAGCCAGTAAAAACTACAGCGGCATGTCAATCTCTAAGCCCCTATAAAGGAACAGTACATGAATGACGAAAACACAGAATACGATACGGTCAACAACCTATACTTCGAGCCTGAAGAAACGGCAGGAGGCATGGAGCTTAGCCTAGAGGAAGATGTACGTAACCGTTTCGTAGGTTTAGTAGAAGACCGTTATGCAGCAGCAGAGCAGGCTAGAGACTTTGACGAGGCTCGCTGGCTCACTGCCTATCATAACTTCCGTGGCATTTACAACAAGAATGTAAAGTTCCGTGAGAGCGAGAAGTCTAAAGTATTCGTTAAAGTTACTAAGACTAAAGTTCTAGCGGCATTCGGTCAGCTAGTAGATGTTATCTTTGGAACTGGTCAGTTTCCTATTGGTGTACGTGAGACTCGGTTGCCCGAAGGTTTAGCAAAGTATACGCACCTCGAAGCAGGCGCAACAGGTATCGAAACTAGCGCACCTGCTTACGAAGAGCCTGAAGCAGCCCCTGAAGAAGCTAGAAGCCCTTATGATGTTGGCTACGCAGGAGACGGTCGAGACGAGCCTCTTAGCGCAGGTAAAACTTTAAGCGCAGGTAAAAGCGTTGTAAGCGCAGCTATTGAAGAAGCAGGCGCAACATTTAAAGACGGAGCCTCTCCAGACCCACAAGTATTAGAACGCTCTCCTGCTAAGGAAGCGGCACGAAACATGCAGACACTTATCCATGACCAGATTGAAGAGTCAGGCGGTTCTAGTGAGTTGCGTAATGCGCTCCTTGAATCTACACTGTTCGGCACTGGCATCGTTAAAGGCCCATTCAACTACAACAAGACTTTGAGCCGCTGGACAAAAGACGAAGACGGTAATCGAGTATATGACCCTATCAATGTTCGTGTACCCCGTATTGAGTTTGTTAGTATCTGGGATTTCTTCCCAGACCCAAGCGCTACTTCTATTGAAGACTGTGAGTTTATTGTCCACCGTCACAGAATGAACAGGTCGCAGTTAAGAGGCTTGTCCAGAATGCCTTTCTTTAACAAAGACGCTATCCGTGAATGCCTCCAAATGGGGCCAAACTATACTGAAAAGGACTATGAACACGAACTGAAAGACGACCATCGTAGCGAAGACTACGGGTCTGGACAGTTTGAAGTCCTTGAATACTGGGGAATGATGGATGCTGAGTACGCTAGAGAAGTTGGAATGTCGTTACCTGATGAGGTGGATGACCTAGATGAAGTACAAGTTAATGCTTGGGTTAGTAATGGTAAGCTTTTACGTGGGGTTGTTAACCCATTTACACCTTACCGACTCCCCTACAATGCCTTTCCTTACGAGCGTAATCCTTATTCTTTCTTTGGTATTGGCGTTGCTGAAAATATGGACGACTCTCAACAAATAATGAACGGTCACGCACGTATGGCTATCGACAACCTTGCACTTGCAGGCTCGTTAGTCTTTGACGTTGATGAGTCAGCGTTGGTTGGCGGTCAGAGCATGGACATTTATCCCGGCAAAGTATTTCGCCGACAGTCTGGTATGCCCGGACAAGCTATCCACGGTGTCAAATTTCCGAACACTTCTCAAGAAAACATGATGATGTTCGACAAGTTCCGACAGTTGGCTGACGAACAAACCGGCATCCCAAGCTACTCTCACGGACAAACAGGCGTACAGAGCATGACTCGAACCGCTTCCGGTATGTCTATGTTGTTGGGCGCAGCGTCGCTTAACATTAAAACAGTTATTAAAAACATTGATGACTTCTTGCTGAAGCCTATCGGTGAAGCATACTTCCAGTGGAACATGCAGTTTTTTGAAGGGAACCTTGAAATTCAAGGAGACTTAGAAATTCAAGCAATGGGAACAAACAGCCTGATGCAGAAGGAAGTACGTAGTCAACGACTTACTATGTTCCTACAAACTGCACAGAATCCTGCGATTGCACCGTTTGTTAAAATCTCTAAGATTGTCAGTGAGCTGGCTTATAGCCTTGACCTTGACCCCGATGAGATTCTTAACGACCCTGAAGAAGCAGCAATCATGGCACAAATAATAGGAGCACAAAATGCTGGACAAGGAGATGGCGGGCCGACTGGGGCCGCTGGTCAACAACCCGGAACTATGGGCGGCCCTGAAGGAGCACCTCAACAACCTACGGAACTTGGAGCTACAGGGACTGGCGGTGGAAACATCGGAACTGGGTCTGTACCGCAGGCAGGGGAAAGCGAGTTCACTGGCTAACCTAATGAATTTAAAAGAACAGGCTATTGAAGCCAGACAACGGATAGAGGAACAACGATGAAGAAAGTACCTAAACTAAAATATGCAGTAGGCTCAGTAGCTCAAGCAGCAGCGGAAGGTGCAGATACATTGTTGTCTGAAGCACGTAAAGATGTAGTAGCTCAGCGTAGTCCTAAGCCGGGCGTTGGTAAAGATGATACAGCATTAGCTGAAACACTTGCCAAAGTAGAAGGGCCGGGGAAAACTGAAGCGGCTCCTGAAGGGGGCCAAGACAACCTGATGGCTACTACTAAGCTTGTAAACTCTTTTAGCTTTCAGGGCGGCAACAAGAAGATGGACAAGCAGTTCATCATGGAGTCTTTAAGCTCCGTTGCTGATACCCCTATTGTAGAAAACAAACAGTCTATTGCTGAGTTTATTACTGACCTCCACCGTGTTCAAGTAGAAGAAGAGTCTAAGCCGTTATTGTCCCCGAAGGACTTTCAAAAGCTTAATAGCTTTGCAGCAGACGCTGGTGACGAAGGCCGCTTAGAAAAGAAAGAAGGCGGCGAAGTATCTGACGAAGATAAGTACATTAGTCTTTATAAGTCTATGGAGCAGTCCATGGACAAAGCTAAAGATGATGCTTCTAAGGAAAGAATATACAAACGATTTGCAGAGGTAGAAAACTCTTTTGACGGTAATGTTATTTCTAACGCTTTGCAGAAGATGGACGCAGAGGAAGAAGGTAGAGTAGGTAAGTTCTTTGGCGGCATAATGAAGGTAGCTAAAGAAGTATTAGGTCAAAGTGGCGGCGGTGAACCTACTGGTATTCTTGGCGCAATAATGAAGGGCGGTGCTGAAGGCACAACTACTGTACCTCAAGGCCAAGACGAGGCGGCAAGCATTAGCGCTCTCGAAGGCCCAGACCCTATTTCTGCTGCTAACAATGCACCGATTGCAAACTTTGCAGAGGGTGGACGAATCTCTGTTTCTGAGTATGTAAAAGCTAGAGACAAGGCACTAAAAGATATAGACAACACTGAAAGTCTCACTGAGAGAGAAGAAATCAGTGCAGCTTTTTCAAAAGTATCTAAAGAGTTTATGGAACAAGAAAGTTTAGGTGACTCAATAGATAGAGAGCGAGCAGAAAAAGCAAAAGCTCTTAAAAAGAAAAACATGGGCGGTTCGCTGCTTGCAGACGACAAGCCTGTAGATACTTACGACAACATCCCCGAAGGCGAGAAAGAAGCAGTAGAAGCTTCACAACTCCCTGACGAAGAGATGGAAGATGAGTACGCTGGATTCGTTCTAGGCGAAGCTCTAAGCACAGAAGACCAAGAATATTTAATGGGCGCTCTTGAAGGTGATGAGCGTCTGGGTGGTATCTTTGACAAGGTCATGGATATTGCTGGAGAATTTGCAGGTGACGGAGCCGTTAAAGGCCCGGGAACCGGCACATCAGATTCGATACCCGCAAGGTTGTCGGATGGTGAATTTGTTTTCACCAGAAAAGCAACTGACCAGCTAGGTACGGAAAAGCTTCAAACTATGATGGACGAAGCTGAACGTGCTTACGATGGCGGTTTAATGAAAAAGTACATGGGTGGAAGCATTCTAGGAGGCATGGATGAAGTAGAAGATAATGATAAAAAAGTCTACGACCAGATGTTAACCTCTAATGCCATGCCAAGTGTACGATAACGATAAGGCCACCTGTTAGCGCAGCCCCTTATCAACAACTAATAATCTAAAGGCCACCTTGTAGTATCAAGCCCTATTCAGCAGTCGCGAGCCGAGTAGCTACCTTGAAAAGACGACAAGCCCCAACGGAGTGTGAAATGACTGATTTACCTGAGACACAAGAAGAAGAAGTAGCCAACCCTTACAACATGCATAAAGATTGGCATGATGTTGAGGAGCACCAGTTTGAAGGTGCTGATGGCGCTTACTTTGAAAAGAAACCTAAGAAGGCTACCCGCAAGTCGGCCCCTTCGGATGAAGAGTCTGTTACAGATTATAAAAAGAGATACGATGACCTAAAGAAACATTACGACTCTAAGATTAGTGAGTTCAAGCAGAAAGAACTAGAACTACAAGCAGAAACTCGAATGACACAGCATGTTGAACAGGCCGTTCGTCACGAGGATAACACTGAAGCAGTTCAAGCCGAGTATGTTGAACCACAAGCAGAGGCACTAGAACCGGCACGGACATCTACACTAGACGAACGTGAAGCCAGTATTGCGCGCAGAGAAGCAGAACAAACTCTTCAAAGTGCTCACCCTGACTTTGCAACTATTCGTCAAAGTGATGAGTTCCACGGTTGGGCCAAAGCGCAGCCAGCAGCAATTCAGGACTGGGTGTATAATAATCCCAATGACGTAACACTAGCGGTCAAAGCCATCGACCTTTATAAAATGGAAACTGGTTCAGGGGTTCAATCTTCTACTGGTAAAACAGGAAGTTCACAAACCTCGACCGCTTCGGCAGCGGATATGGTTTCAACTAGAACACAAACCGTAAACACTAATGAGCCGAAGATTTGGTCACAAAGGGAAATTGCTGCGCTGTCTATGGCCGCATACGATAAATTTGAAAAAGAAATCGATGCAGCCATCATGGAAGGCAGAGTAGTTGCTTAATAACTATTGTCTTTAAATCATAAGGAAACATAATCATGGCTCAATTTTTTGAACCCGGTACAGATACCAACGCTAACTTCGGAAACTCTGTCACAGGACAGACTAACTCTTTCTTCCTTCCAGCCATTTACTCCAAGAAGGTTCTTAACTTCTTCCGTAAGGCTTCGGTTGCTGAAGCGATTACTAATACTGATTATGCCGGTGAGATTTCTGCATTCGGTGATTCCGTAAAAGTAATTAAAGAGCCAGTAATCAGCGTTAGTTCTTATACCCGTGGCGCTGCTACTACTGCCACTAAGCTAACTGACCAAGAAGTTACTTTGGTTGTTGATACTGCTAACGCCTTTAAGTTCATCGTAGACGACATTGAAACTTCCATGTCTCACGTAAACTTTAAAGAAGTCGCTGCTTCATCTGCTGCTTACGCTCTGCGTGATGCATTTGATACCGCAGTAATTGCAGGTATGTTCACAGGCTTGTCTGCTTCTTCTCCTGACCACGTTCTAGGTGCAGATGACGACACTACTATGGCTGCTGGCGTAATTGACGAAGCTTCTAAGTCTATCAACCTGCTTATTACTGACCCTCTGGATGTACTGGCTCGTATGGCTCGTCTTCTTGACGACCAGAACGTACCAGAAGAAGGTCGTTGGGTTGTAGCTTCACCTGACTTCTACGAGCAGTTGTCTCAGTCTAACTCTAAGTTGTTGTCTGTTGACTTCAACGGCGGCCAAGGCTCTATCCGTAACGGTCTGGTAAGCTCTGGTAAGTTGCGTGGCTTTGCTATGTACAAGTCTAACAACATTGGCGCTACTTCTGCTGCTGACGGTAAGCTAATTGCCGGTCACATGTCAGCCGTTTGTACTGCACAGACTATCACCAGCACTGAAGTCATTCGTGACCCAGACAGCTTCGGTGACATCTGTCGTGGTCTGCACGTATTTGGTGTTAAGGTCATTCGACCTGAAGCCCTTGTAGGCGCATTCTACAGCTTATCTGCTGGTAGCTAAGTAACAGTTAGTACACATTAAGTGCGGGGGCCGTAAAAAGCCCCCAATCTTTTAACACATTTAAAGGCTAAAGAACTTATGGCAACAACCTACTTAGAACTTACAAATGAATTGCTTCGGGAGTTGAATGAGATTCCGTTGACAGCATCTGATTTTCCAACGGCTGTTGGTGTTCAAGCCCACGTTAAAGATACTGTAAACAAAGCATACTTCGACATGATTAACCAAGAACCGCAGTGGCCTTTTCTATCGGCTGGAGAAAGCGGCGAAGTTAATCCCATGTACGGTAATGTGTATGTCGAAACAGTTATCGGTCAACGCTATTACGAATTAAAAGCTTCGAGTGATTCCATCATCAACGACTACGGTTCAGTTGACTGGGATAACTTTTATCTGACTACTGTAGGTGTGAGCAACGAAACAGCTCCCTACACAGGTACAAATTTAAGATACGTAACTAACGAACAGTGGAAAACTTTCCGCAGAGTTTCAGAGAACCTAGACCAAGCAGACACTACTACGTATGGCACTCCGAATAGTCTTATTCGCAGCCCAGACGCACGTAAGTTTGGACTCAGTCCCATTCCAGACAAAGTATATCGTGTATGGTTTTACGCATGGGACTTACCCACAAAGTTTACAAACCCTACCGACACAGTTGTTTTTCCAGAGATGTACTCAACAACTCTACTAGCTAGAGCACGTTACTACATCTGGCAGTTTAAAGACAACCCACAAGCAGCCGCATTTGCCCTAGACGACTACAAGAAAGGCATGCGCTCAATGCGTTCAAACCTTATTGAGCCTACGCCCTTCTATATGTCTGACGACAGAGTGAGGTACACCTAGTATGTCGCAGTCCCAACCTTTTGGTTTCTCCTGTAAGGGTGGTTTAAACACCAACCTGAGCGAGATTGAAATGCTCCGACAGCCCGGAATTGCTACACAGTTGAGAAACTTTGAGGTTGACCCCGATGGAGGCTATCGTAGAGTTAGTGGCTTTACAGACTATGGCGGTGACGATGCAGCCCGTCCAAATTCTAGTAATGATATTTTAGGCATTAAGGTATATGCAGACGGCGTTATTGTTTGTAGCGGAACAAACATTTACTTTAGTAATGATGGTGAAACTTGGCTACAGATTAATAAGGCTAGTGTTGCAGGAAGCGGTGACAATCTAACAGCCTTAAACGGGCGTTCAGTTGCTGCAAGAACTGCACAGGGTCAAAGCTCTATAGCCTTGTTTGAAGGCAGTAAATCTATATACGGAGAAATAGTTATCTGTGACGGGGCTAACAAGCCTTTTTACTTTTACATGACCGGAGCAGGAGCACTCAGCACCCGTACATTTTTTGTAGCTGACATTACAGTAAGCAGCACTGACGCTCCTTCTATTGCTACTGTACACAATAACTTCTTAGTAGTTGCAGGTCAAACAAATGCCCCTAACACGGTACGTAATAGTCACCTCTTAGAAGTAGATAATTTTTCAGGCTCTGGCGCTAATGAGGTTGTATTAGCCGACAGGGTTGTAGGACTTAAAAGCTTTCGTGGTGACTGTATTGTTTTCTGCCGCAACAGTATTTATAAGTTTGTTAATATGGAAGACAAGGCAAATGCTGCTATTGTCCCTATTACAAAAAACGTAGGTTGCGTAGACGGGAATAGCATCCAAGAGATTGGCGGTGACCTAGTGTTCCTAAGCCCTGATGGTGTTCGTACACTTGCAGGTACTTCACGCATCGGTGACGTTGAGCTGGCTTCTGTAAGTAGAAATATCCAGCGACTAATTAGTAGCATTGTTGATAACATTAATGTGCTTACAATTTCAAGCGTTGTACTGCGCTCTAAGTCTCAGTATCGCTTGTACTACAATGACCCCTCTGTAGCCGCCTCGTTTTCAAAAGGTATTATTGGTACTTTTACAGGCCAAGGTTTTGAGTGGTCAGAAACACTAGGCATTGAAGCTACCGCAGTAGATAGTGGGTTTCTAGCTAATGGTCTTGAAGCGCTAGTTCACGGCGACACAGACGGATATATTTATAACCACGACAAGGGCATTACCTTTCGTCATGGCGGCGCAGCAGCAAACATTGATGCTCTATACGAAACACCCTATTTAGATTTTGGAGACATGGGAACACGGAAAACTTTGCAGTACGCAAAGATTTCAGTAACCCCCGACAGAGAATCAGGAGGGTTTTCAGACCCAACATTAAAAGTTCAGTACGACTTCCAAGATATTAATGTTCAACAGCCTCCTTTATATCAGCTACCCACCATACGAGCTGGTTCATCTTTTGGCGCTGCTTTTTTTAATGCGGCTTACTTTGGCTCAACGGACAATCCGCTTATACGCCAGCCAATTGAAGGAAGCTGCTATACCAGTAATTTTAGGATTGCAAGTAACGACCAAGAAGCATCTTACACAATCAACGGCATTTACATAAACTACGTTCCCGCAGGCAGGAGATAATTAGATGGCAGGCACAAGCTATACAAGACAAAGTACAATTACAGACGGTAACTTGATTACTGCGGCTATTTTTAATAACGAGTATAATCAACTTTTAAATGCTTTTGCGTATGCAACAAGCAGCACCACAGGCCACCAGCACGATGGCAGCGCTGGTCAAGGCGGCAACATTGCTAAGATTGGCGACCAAGACTTTAAAAACAAAGTTGTAATCAGCGCAACAAACAACCGTATTGAATTTTACTCTGAGGTAAGCAACTCGCCTGTTGAGCAGATACGCATTCAAGACGGTTTAATTACACCTGTAACAGACAGCGATGTAGACCTTGGTACAACCTCTGTAAGATTTAAAGATGCCTTTGTTGATAGTGTAACTGTAACTAACAACATTGTTGTGGGTGGAACTGTAGACGGTCGTGATGTTGCAACTGACGGCACAAAGCTCGATGGCGTTGAAGCCAGTGCTACAGCAGACCAAACTAACGCAGAAATTCGTACAGCCGTTGAAGCCGCTAGTGACTCTAATGTATTCACGGATGCAGACCACAGTAAGCTTAATGCAATTGAAGCTAGTGCAACTGCTGACCAAACCGATGCACAGATTCGAGCAGCCGTTGAAGCTGCTACAGATTCAAATGTGTTTACGGATGCTGACCACACAAAGCTCAATGCAATTGAAGCTTCAGCAGACGTGACCGATACTGCCAACGTAACAGCCGCAGGCGCACTGATGGACAGCGAGGTTACTAACCTTGCACAAGTTAAAGCCTTTGCTTCTTCTGATTATGCTACGGCTGCTCAAGGTGTTTTAGCTGCTGCGGCACTCCCAAAGTCTGGCGGTGCAATGACTGGAGCTATTACAACCAACAGTACCTTTGACGGCGTGGACATCGCTACAAGAGATGGCGTTTTAAGCAGCACTACAACTACCGCTAATGCGGCACTGCCTAAAGCCGGTGGTGCTATGACTGGCGCTATTACAACTAACAGTACCTTTGACGGTCGTGATGTAGCTACTGACGGTACTAAACTAGACGGTATTGAAGCTAGTGCGACCGCTGACCAAACAGCCGCTGAAATTCGTGCAGCAGTTGAAGCTGCTACCAACTCTAACGTGTTCACTGACGCTGACCACAGTAAATTAAACGCCCTTGAAGCTTCCGGAGACGTAACAGACACAGCAAACGTAACAGCCGCTGGCGCGTTGATGGACTCAGAGCTTACTAGCATTGCAAGCGTTAAGGCTTTGAACCAAGGTGTTGCAACTACTAACAGCCCTACCTTTGCAGCAGTTACAGTCGCTGGCGAAATAACAGCCAACGGCGGCATTGCATTGGGCGACAACGACAAGGCTACGTTCGGTGCTGGTGATGACCTACAGATTTACCATGATGGTAGTAATAGCTATATAAAAGATGCAGGCACTGGAACTTTAAACCTACAAGGTGCTACTCAGGTTCTTATTGGTAGTGCTACAACAGGTGAGGTGGGCTTACAGTTTGTTGAAAACGCAGGAGTTAATTTACGGCATAACAACGTTAACAAGTTTGCCACCACCGCCACAGGCATAGACGTTACTGGCACAGCCACGATGGATGGGTTGACTGTTGAGGCTGCATCAAATGCACTAATACGGGTATCTGACTCAACTAATGCTAATCAGCGGTTAGACCTAACACATAACGCTGGTAATGCTAAGGTTATTTCTGGAAACAACGGCGCTTACGGCGCAATAAACCTGCAAGCATATAACGGTACAGATACAATTAACCGTTTAGGAATAGCCGCCAACGGAGATATCAGCTTCTTCGAGGACACAGGCTCAGCCAGAAAATTTTTCTGGGATGCGTCTGCGGAGTCTTTGGGTCTGGGTACTAGTTCCCCTAGTCGTCCGTTACACATTTCTACCGCTGTTGATACTGTGGCACTTTTTGAGTCTACAGATTCTAACAGCCGCATTGAGTTAAAAGACGGAGCTGGAAGTTCTCTTGTAGAGAATGGAGGTGGCATATTAAGGTTAAAAGCTGATAGTGCAAATGCTGCGGCAAACTCTAGGATTGACTTTACTATAGATAACAGCGAGAAGATGCGCATAACCACAGCGGGCAATGTGGGTATTGGTACTGCTTCGCCTAGTGCTGCATTAGACGTAAACGGCACAATTGAGTTTAATGGTTTGTCTGGTACTGGCGCTGTTACAGTAACTAACTTTCTCGATGAAGATAACATGGCAAGCAACAGTGCTACTGCTCTTGCTACTCAACAGTCTATTAAGGCTTACGTTGACGCTAACGCTGGCGGCGCTGGAGGCGGTGAAACTCTTCAGCAAACCCTAGCAATCGGAAACACCGTAACTACCGACACTAAAATACAGTTCCGTGATACTGGGCTTTACATTAACTCCAGCGCTGATGGGCAGCTCGACATTGTTGCAGACACAGAGATTCAGATAGCTGCTACTACAGTAGACTTAAATGGTGCTTTAGATGTCTCAGGCAACATAGTAGTTGCAGGAACAGTGGATGGCGTGGACATCGCTACACGCGATGGTGTTTTAAGCTCAACAACTACTACAGCGGGCGCTGCGCTTCCGAAGTCTGGTGGTGCTATGACGGGTGCAATTACTGTTGGTGTAGACGATACAGGATATGATGTTCAGTTCTTTGGCGCTACCGCTGGTAAATCTCTTCTTTGGGATGAAAGTGCTGATAGCTTAATTGTTACAGGTGATATTAAAATCACTCAGGCTGCTGGCGGAACGTTCCTTAAATTTGATGTAGATGGCACTACTGACGAAGCTACTGTTGGTATGGACGCAACAGATTTAATCATTAGCATTGACCCTACTAACGCTCGTGCTAGTTCTGACTTTATTATAAAGAATGATGGGACAGAGACTTTTAGAATTGCAGCTAATGGTGTTGCAACTTTTGCTGGCGAAATCAAAGCCACCGGCGGCATAGACGTTACGGGTGTTACCGTTACAGACGGCATTACGTCTTCTGCACCCATGACTATTACAACCGCCGACAACGCAGCACAGATAACTCTAATTTCTACAGACGCTGACGCAAGTGTTGGCCCTCTAATTGACTTGACTAGAGACTCTGCAAGTCCTGCTGTTGATGATACTCTCGGCAGGTTGCGCTTTCGGGGTGAAGATGCTAATGGTGATGTTACTGCTTATGCTCAGATACAAGCCAATATAAAAGACGTTTCAGCGGGGGCAGTAGGCGGAGCCTTAGCTTTCTTGACTCCAACGGCAGGGTCAATGAAAAACCGCCTTAACTTACAAGCTGATGAACTGGTAATTAACGAGTCTAGCGAAGACTATGACTTCCGAGTTGAAAGCAACGGCAATACTCACGCACTTTTTGTCGAAGCTTCCAGCGGTAATATAGGTGTAGGAACCAGCAGCCCCGCTACGCTGTTAGATGTAGATGGAACACTAACAACTAATGCTTTAGTTGTTGAGGGTGGCATTACAGAAGACGCTGTAACGCTTACCGGAACCTCTACAACTATTGACATCTCAGCCGCTACTAACTTCGTACACGACCTCACAGGCGCTACTACTTACACGTTTAGCAACCCAGCGTCCACAGGCAACG